GTAACGGTGGTATTAAGTACAGTTGTTTGAATAACTGGCTGACTTTCAGTGCCCATATTGGTTATGTATCTTGTTCCTGGGAAGTTACGTGGCTTAATCGTCATAGTAACTTCTGGCGCTATTGCAGTAGATCCGTCAAAATTAACGTCAGGAATAATACGATTCATCAATGTAAATTGATTACCATCGCCAATGTCAAAGTCGGACGAAGCAATATAAGACTCCATCGGCAATACACCATCATTTGAACCCTGCTCCTGGTTGTACATAACGCCAGTCCAGTTAGTAGGATCAGTTTCAACAGCCTGTCCATAATCACGTAATGGGGTATCTAACCATGCTGTACGGTTAATAGTGCCATAGTACCAAGCCTGTTCTACGTAGTTATATATAACGTAGGCGTTGTTGTAGTTTGAATCAGCAGTTGGATACATCCACCAAATTTCATTCCAAGCCTCATTAGTGCCAGAAATAATTTGGTCTACTTGATTAAGATTAATGTTGTTAAATACATGATTCCGCAAAGTAGTAGGTAGCGTATCTACTCGTCCTGAGTACAGATAGAACTTGTCTTTACCCATCCAGTACACAGTATTATTAACAACTTGAACCGCCTGTGGGCTAATAATTGAAATATTATCTGCCATTTCCTGTAAGCTAAACACATCTGTTGTGCCAAGGAATTGCAGGGAATTTAAAGTGGCTTGAGTAAATACCAAAATCTCCTGGCGGGTAGCAACTCCACATACAATTTCTGACCCACGGGACACACGGATAAATCCTGCGCTATTGGTTACTTCTGGAGTCCAGTTAGTGGGGTCGTCTTGATTAGCCCAGCGGATTAATAATGGGTCAAAATCGGCGCTGGCGTAGGCGGTAGAGCCAAGACAAATTAAATGCTTGTCGTTTTGGGAAACAATAATTTGTGTAGCTTGCAGTGGCACATCTGTAGCGCCAGGCAGACTAGATAACAGAACCGCACGGGAGTTTAACGCAGTATTAGGATTAGGGTCATTACCTCTTTCCCAATAATAAATAGCGCCATTTCGGATGTTCATAACAAGATCGTTGTCAAAATTTTGGAAAAACCAATTACGCTGCGGTAAGTTAATCGGCTGCCCTGAGCTTTGACCCCACTGACCTGACCCCCAAGTACCAACACCCCAACCATACCCAAAGGTGGTAATTGGGTACCCAATTGGAATTTCAAACTCAGCAATAATACTAGTACCACCACCAACTAAAGTATTAGGTGCACCGCCAACACCCCACGCCCCTGATCCCCACGTTCCAACGCCCCAGGCATTCCCAAAAACTGATGTTGTTGCTACAGTAATGGTAAATGTATTTGCAGTTAACTTAGTAATTTCATGATTAGCGTTTATTTCCGTCATTGGAATGCCACCAAGAAACAGGGGGTCTGGAGTTCCAACAGCACCGCTAAATGTTACGTAATCCCCAGTATTTGCTCCGTGATTAACAATAGTAACTAGGATGACGTTTGAGCCAAAAGTTACAGTAAAGCAATTATCAGTATCGGGGCTGGTAAATGTACCCCCTGTACTTAATGGTGTGATGTCAAACAAAAGTCTGCCAACCTCAATGTAAACTTTTTTATTGGTGCCCAAGGCCATTAAATTATCGCCAAAGGTAGTAACCCAATTAAACATTGAACGGCAAGCACCTAAAATAGTAAACACGCCATAACGCAGCCAGCCTCCTATCTTCTGTGGGTACCCAGAACGAAAGCGAATTTTGTCGCACTCAAACCATCCGCCCTCATTGGCATAGTTAGTTTGATCCCGATTAACTCCAGCTTTGAATTGGATTCTTTGTAATGGCATGAGGGTTTACCCTAACATCTTAAGTGCTTCGTCTTTAACTTCTGCAACACGCCTCGACCAGCCCTTACCAAAGGTTTCGAAGGTCTTAAGTGATTGTAAGAACTCTAACCGTTTTGCGCAATACAGTTCTACTAGTCTAGCTGGGTCTTCTTCGGCCTTTTTTACGGCAGCCAGAGTAGTAGGACCAAAACCACCATCAGCAGTAACACCAACACACGACTGCAAAAACTTAATGGCGCGCCCTGGACCTGAGTTAACAGCAACATCAAAAACGCAGTAGTCAACACCATCCACAAGCTCATCAGCTCGGCAAGCATCCCAGTACTTCCTTTTATAAAGTGGTGCAACGGTTTCAGGGGTAAGCGCCCGCATCTGCTTCTCGTCAACTTCATGTCCAACCCACTCTTCCCAAACACGCTTAGTAACGCCTAGGTTGGTCATGCCGCCTGGATCTTTTTCGTGGTGAACGTAGCCTCCCTCGTGGGCAAGCATTTTAGCTAGGCACTTTTCAAAATTACTTTGCATCTTTTAACTCCGCCTCGGCTATTTTTTCTTTTGCCTTCATGTCCATAATCTTCTCAAGGGTGCGTCCGCCAAAGTAAAAGCTCATAATTAGCATGCCCCACTGACCTAGCAGTTCTACGTAAGCTTTGTTGGTATCTAGGTCAAACGCACTCATCATGGCAAATACAAAGTAGCCACCAAGAATAAAAATTAAAGTCATAGGACGGATGTTCTTTGACAGCCAGCTGTCGCTGTTCATGTCGGCTTGAAGCCTTGCAGTCAGTTCATGCTGCTCTGCAGCATCGGCATTAATCTTAGCCAACTCACCGTTTTGCTGCATCTCCAGCAGTTTTAACTTAGCCTGCTCAGCCTGTGCTGGATCAGGAAACACCTTGTCAAGTATCTTGCCGCCAATGTCGAGTAATGCGCCTAATGGAAACATATTATTGTCCTAGTCGGTTGGTTGTTGCACGTTTTAAAGTATTCATTTCTGAGCGAAGCGCATTGCTTGTCACGTCAAGCTCAACTTTTTGTGAAGCTAGGCCAGAACGCAGTTCTTTCTGTGTGCTTTCCGCAACAATCTTAGCCTCACGAGCAGCCATTAACGCTTCGGCTAATCGCTCTTGCATTTTAGCAATAACCTCACGTTGGTCAGCTACCTTCTCTTCCAATATTTTAACCTTGCGTTCAGCGGTAGAAGCGGATGATGCCGTATCACTGTAGCCCTCGTACATCTCTTTGACCTGGTTAAACTTGGTAATGCCTGTATAGCCAGCACCTAAAATAGCAGGTATGCCAGCAATAATGAAGCCAGCAATCATGGTGTTTTGTTTAGCCCATGCCACCCATTTGGATACAAAGCCCTCTACTGCATCTAGTTTTTTTAAATCACTCATTGTTCTAACTCCACTGCATCTTGTTTTAATGCGTCAAATTTACTGCTTTGGTCTGGCAAACTTATGCCATAAATATCCATAAAGAACTGCCCTGAGTTCTTGTAATCCTCTGGCACTGGCTGATTAATACTCGTAGCTGGAAACACATTTTCCTGCTTTATTACTTTATTTACAAACGTACTTAGCGATAAAGCCATACCAAGTCCAGGTATAAGAATTTTACCTCTTGCAGCAGGCCGTGCCAACTGGGTCTGAGTCGATTCTTGTATTGCTTCTTCGTTAGACGAATCCTCTTCCGACTTTAGTAATTCCATCATTAACAACATATCTAAAGTTAATGACGTAGCCATACTTTTGGAGCTTTGCTGAGACGGATTCAGTGGGCTAATTGGGCTTACTGGGTTTAGTACGCTACCCATATTGGTCGGGTTGGTTGCTGATTTAACGCACATATCTGTGGTTGTTACCCATGGAGACCATATAGGCTGTCCATAAGGATCTGGGCAAATTGAAGTTCTATTCTGCATAACAGCCCCTACATACCCACTCGGGCAAGATAAGGACTGCGTTTGGCTTGACGGGCTACATGTAGGCGGTGAAGGAGTGCATGAATTGGCAACTTGATACCAGCCAGTAGTGACTGGAGAACCCCAGGCGCTGCTTGGGCAAGCCGTATCCCTACGCCAAGTAGTTGATCCAGAGAAGTTTGATGGGCACGGACGCTCTTCAACCATTGAAGAAGGGCTGCAAATAACCAATGGCGGGCACATTGGGTCTTGTGGATTAGACGGACACCAGTACATACGAAGCGCGGTGCTTGGGTCAATGCCTGTGCATTGTAGGTTTGATATGTAACCTTGCGCTGTGGGTACGTATGTGCATTGCTGCGCATAACTACTCTTTGGGCTTAGCAGTAATAGGAATAATATTAGGTACTTGCCCATACAATTTCTCAAATTTAGCTGGTTTCTGTTTGATCCATTCATTACGAGCGGCATCTCCCACTAAACCGTCAATTGGGCACGGAGTACCAGACATCATCATGGCGTCCCAGATTCGACTGTCCTGACACAAAGTAGCTACTGCGGCAACTTTTAAACCTAGGTCGTTTAACGTTTTGGCTAATTTGATTCGTTCACAGTTGACGTCTGTATAAACGGTACCTCCAGAGAAGCCAATAACCGTTGAGCTAACAGCCCCAGATACTGGAATGCCGCATACGTCTTGGCTGAACGCAGACATAGATGGAGCAATAGCCGAAGGAACGGGCTGCCCACGATAGCTCATTACGATATTAGAATCCTGTGCTTGAGCTACAGAGGCGCAACACAATCCAAATACAAACAACAGCTTCTTCATGTTAAAGCGTACTTCCGCCAAAAGACATGTTGGCTACTACGATAGCTACGTGCTGTTCTGGCTCGGCAAGGCTATGCCCACAATCACCGCAAACTTTGGTTGCCAGCTCAAGCTCATCTACGTCACGCCCACAGTTAGGGCAGTAGATTTCTACCGTATGGCGTGGTTTAAATTCGCCATCTTCCATCGAGTCCTGGATCTCTTTAATCATTTACAACTCCTTTATAAAGGTTTTGTCATACCAGAAGCAAACGCGTTAATCCCCGCTGGTATTTGGTCGGGGTCTAATATTTCTGCAGTGTCTTTATCTCGTAAGGCATGGACGCAGTAAGCAATTGTTCCATCTTCTATCGCTTCGATAAAGTGGCTTTTGCCAGCTTTAATAAAAATCATGTGTGGGGCTTTAAACTCAGTGACATCTTCCCCTACGTGGACCTTAACAGAGCCATGCGCTAATAGCGTCATATGGTCATAATTATGCACATGCCCTTCATTTGCATCACCAGCTTTGGCAAAATACATCTGACGAAGCCATAAATTAGTCGCGCAAGTTATTTTTGTGTCAGGATAGCTCATCTTTTTCCCACATTTCCTTTTCAATAGAAAAACCAAACATCCATATTATTCTTGGGCTATTGCCTTCAACTTCAGTTACGTAGTGCTCGTACTCAGAGGTTAAATAGCAATGTAAATCACCTGCTTTTACATCTACTTGCTTACCATCTACAAATAACTTCCCCCCACAATCTGCCGCTTGGGTAATAATGTTACACCTTAAGGCTGAGAAACCGTGCTTAGAGTTGTCTTTGTGTTTAAAAACGTCCCCACCAACTTTTGTATAACTGACGACGATTCCGTCTCTACCATGCCTTTTAATAATCTCAGTGTCTACAAAACCTAAGTGGTCCCTAATCCTCTGAAATATTTCATGAGCTATTTTTGGGTAAACAAATCTATGTCCATACATTCTTGTGTTAAGTCTTAAATCAGTCGCTCCACATACGGACCTACCCATGTCAAGCCATTTATTTTCTACGCCCTGCTCCGTCCATCTATTAAGCTCCGCCATTTCATTAGCGGTTACAAAGCTAGGTACTATATCTAAACGCATTATCTAAACGCTGGCCCACCAGCCCAAGTTACAGCTGAATACCTTGTGCCAGACACAACTGGAGTTACTCGATGCTCTAAAAAAGAAGGGAAAACTATAACCGACCCTTGTTGCATTTTTGGTTGTTCTGCATCAGGTAAACTTCTAAATTCTAATTTACCGCCTTCATATTCTGAACAATCATTCAATTGGATGCTTATACTAAGTTTCCTTTGAAACCCATTGTTATCTGGAGGCATTGTGTCAATATGCCAATCGTAGTGTCCCTTTTTTTGGTATCGACCTATTTGAACGTCTGATATATGGATAAACTCGTAGTCCCAATTTGCTTGTTTATTTGCAGATGTAATATAACTCCAGGCTACACATCCTATTGGGGACATAGCATTAGCCCATACAACATCGGTTATACGCTGTTTTAATACTGCTTCTTGTCCATTCAACGTAGACCCAACTGTACCTATTTCTTTTTTATTCCAGTCTGTTTCTTTAAGTACTAGATTACAAAAATCTTTACTTAAAACTTTATCCCACAGCCAATAAGAAGTAGTTAACATTTACAGAGTAGCTGCTGGTATGCTAGTTGGATCTTCTTGCAACAGTCCAAATTTTACTAGTACTTTTGCAATCTTTTTTTCCTCTTCAATTTGCCGCCACATGTCCAGATTGGCTTTTTCCTCTGCGGTGAGTTCTGAGGTGAGTTGTTGGGTAGTTCCTTCTTGCGGAGTTACTAGGCTCGCAAGTTCATTAGAATTTGCTATTCCGTTTGCTAATTTGTTTAATCGCTCCATATGCCAAGTCGGAATAAGGTTTTGAATATACGTTTCTAATTCTTCCCCAGTTATAAAAAGATCATTCTCATTAATAGGTACATCAATAGCTATAGGCGCCATGTTTTCTGCAAACTTTACTAGCAGTTGACCTGTATTTTTATTAAATTCTAAAATTGTATATGCACTCATTTTCTATCCTATTATGTAATTGAACCATTACGATTACCTGTTGGGCCTGAATAAGTAATATTTGAATTACCTACAATACACGCCCCTCCTGCACCAGCCGCTCCTGAAGTTGCGGCAGACCCGCTTGAACCAAAGGAACCTCCTGGCCCCCCAGGGTTTTGCCCACCACCACCAGCAGGGTACGCAGCACCGCCACCGCCAGCACCAGTCAATGAACCACCGCCGCCAGCGCTACCGCTTGCACCGAAATCAGCAAATCCTCCTGCACCGCCGCTACTGTTTCCAATTCCGCCACCGCCACCGCCACCGCCAGAAGGAATAGCGAAAAAGCCCTTACCGCTAGGAGAGTTCCATACGATAGCATTACCGCCACCACCACCGCCACCACCACCAGAAATTCTTCCACTACCATTAGTCAAGGTAAGTGCACGTTGGACAAGTAACGCAGGGCCAGCACTACCACCAGGGCTACCAGCGCCTCCGTAGTTGCTGCCACCAGGGCCACCATTGCCCCCACGACCAATAATGGTTCCATTATTAATAATTGCTACAGTATCCCCAACGTCCCAAGAGGTGTCTACCGTCATGGCATAAGAACCAGTATTTGCAGAGGAAATAAAAACCCCTGCGTTAATAGTTAATGTAAAGTCTGTTTTCCCTGTAAGATACCCTGGTGCTTTAGCGGTGTTGACTGTATAGTTGCTGGTGTTTGCAGAAATAGTAGCTGCCACGGAGATACGATTTGATTTACCATAAAAATCGGTGGGCATTGTAATTGCACCGCTTGGTACTCCAGCTAATGATCTAACCGCTGCATCGTTTAAGCTAATCAGAGTTGTACCATTCCCGCCGTTTTCAATTTGAATGGATTGACCAGCTGTTGTGCCAGCCAGGCTAATTGGTCCAGAAGCATTAAGCGTCATAATTTATATCCTTATGGAGTACCAAAAGCGGTAATGTTAGTAGCTGAAATTAAGTTACCTGTGGAATCTATAGACGCAATAACATTAGCTCCATATTTAAATACTAGCTTCCCACCAGACTCTTGAATTGTAAAGTTAGTAGTCACTAAGTTTGCGGCATTAGAAGCGTTAGCTACTGGGGAAGAACCCAATACAGCAATAACTTGCGCTGCGTTAGCCGCAGTAAAAGCGCTTGTACCATTTCCATAAGCAAGGCCAGTAAGGGTGCTCACACCTGTTCCACCAGAAGCTACTGGTAAAGCAGACCCTAAAGTTAACGAAGACGCGTATGTTGTAACGTCAACTACGTTTGTACCGTCAGTAAAAACAAACATAGTTCTCCCAGAAGGTACTGCAACCCCAGTTCCAGCTGAAGTTTTTACAGTAACCGCATCTGCAAGTTCGTTCTTAATAATGTACTGTTTTTCAATCGTTGGGACAACTAATTGACGTGCCCCACCTGAAGTTCCCACGCACACTAAACGCAAATTACGCGCTGTTTGTGCTGAACTTGAATTTGTTAACGTAAGAGTAACGTCTGCGCTAGTAAAGGTAACGTCTCCAGTGCCAGTAATAGCCTGTTCAATGGCGGTACCAATATTAGTGTTAGTGGAATTCCCCCAGGTACCGTCTTGTTCCCCAGTGGTAATAAGCTCAAATTTTAATGATGAGTATGTACTTGCCATTTAATGCTCCTATATTTATGCCGCCACAGGTATTACATCCTGCCAATTAGACTCTTGTTCGGTATTTACATCTATCCATCCTGAAGTCTGTTCTGTATCTACATCTACCCAAACTGAGTCTTGGAAAGTATTTACGTCACCCCATACATTAACTGTACTAAGTTTAACAACTGTCCTTACCCCAGTCAAATTAACCGATATGCTAACTGAAGACGTTGCAGTTCCTACTCTACCAACTGCCAATATCCCAGTTACATCAACTGTTATACCTGTTTCGATGTCAACGGTGCCAACTACACCAATTGCCTGCACTCCCGTTACATCAATAAAGTTCTCGGTCTGGGTGGTAACATTACCTAGCCTACCTACGGCAGCTACCCCAATTAGGTTGACTACGACACTTCCTTGAGCTTCTACGTCACCTATAACGCCAATTGCATTAACGCCCGTCAGGTCTACCGTAACCCCACCAGAGAACTCTACGTTACCAATTACCCCTGCGGCGCTAACACCCGTCAAATCTACTACGGCGCTACCGCTTATCTCTACATTACCTAGTCTACCTACAGAAACTACCCCAACTAGGTCTACATTAGCGTCTGCCCGAACTTCTACGTTACCAAGCTGCCCAACCGCAGAAACACCTGTTAGGTCTACCGTGACGCTTTCTATAACCTCTACGTTACCTACTTGACCTACTGCAAATACCCCAGTTACGTCAATCGTGACACTTTCTACTACATCTGCATCCCCAATTCGACCAATACCCTTAAGGTTCTGGTTAATTAGGTCAATAATTACGGTGCCTTGGACCTCAAAATCCCCTACGGATACTGGGATAGCCTGACCAAATAGGTCAACCGTTGCTCCTGTAGATACATCTACGCTGTTTAGGAGGGTGGGGACAGCAAAGCCAGTAGCAAAAATATCCGCATTAGCCGCTACTACAACGTCTCCAACCCGACCAACGGCAAATACCCCAGTCAGATCTACGACCGCACCAGCCTGAACTTCTACGTTACCGATGCGCCCAACGGCTTGTACGCCAACTAAATCAACTATAGAGTCAGCAGATACCTCAACATCACCTATCCTGCCAACCCCAAAAACACCATCTACATCTACCGTACAGCCTGTACTGATGTCTACGTTGCCAATTCGCCCTACGGAGAATACCCCAGTCAGATCTACCGTACAGCCAGTACTTATATCTACATTGCCAATTTGACCTATGGCACTAACGCCAACTAAATCAACTGTAACCCCACCAGAGAACTCTACATTACCAATAGCGCCGACAGCGGCTACGCCAACTAAATCAACTGTTATGCCAGTATTTATATCTACATCGCCAACAACGCCTACGGCATTAACACCTGTTACATCAGCTACAGCACTAGCTTGAGCTTCTACGTTGCCAAGGCGAGCAACAGCACTAACACCCGTTAGGTTTACAACAACGTTGGTAAACGCCTCCCCGCTGTCCGCAAAAGGCGCCCCAGCAAAAGGGAAGACGGCAAACATTACTCAGCTTTCAGGACATCAATTTCGGCTTTTAACTCCTTAATAGCCTCAATTAATAGAGGAACTAACTTTTCATATCGAACGGTTAAGTATTTATCATCAATTGGGGCTGAAACTACTATTTCTGGCTGAACTTTTTGTACCGATTGTGCAGTTACTCCAACCTCTTGAATGGATGCGTCGTACCCAAGGGCTACAGCCGTTTCATTGGCGTGATAAAGCAATGTTTCAATCTGACATACTTTATCAAGTGCGTTTTTAATATTCCCAGTTTTAGTCTTTAATCGCTCATCAGAATAAAACGCAGTGACGTTATTGGTTGCACGAATTTCACCAGTTGTACCTGAAGCAGCCGTACCAACACCAAAAGAGCCAAACTGTACAGACGAAGCTGTATTAATTGACTGAGGAGTAGATAACGTAACTGCCCCAGTAGAACTTGATGCAATAATCTGGTCGGCTGTGCCCGTGATTGAAGATACCCCACCAGCTGCTGGAGCTTGAGAAATCCAAGTTGAGCCGTTAGAAGTCAGAACGTTATTGGCTGTGCCAGGAGCTACTACTTTAACTGTGCTTGCGCCGTTACCCAGAATGACGTTATC